AAAAATGATACCGAAAGGTGTGACAGTGATAGAATTAATATCCTTCAAACCCGCATCTGCAGTAATAAACTGAGGATCTTGAAAGTCATCCTGCTGTCCTTGATTGTTTGGGCCTTGTCCTATTAAAGTGAAGACTGCGCTCTCCTTAAATATAATTAAGTGAGAATCTAAGGACGCTAGTCCTTTCGCAGTCCCGCCTCTATTTGTCAAAGGGATTTTGAATGCATCTGAAAATTTTACAGGCTCGCCTCTTTCAAATAGTTGAGAATAGAATATGCTATTTTCCAAAGATGAAAGTCCGAATACACGGCGGCCATGTTCTACTAAGAATTTACTAGGAGGGGCGGAGTCTACCTCTAGACCGCCTGAAGTTGTGTAAAGTGCTTCCTCGCCTCCTTGAGGTTCAACATCTATTCTCAGGGAATTAGCGACCATTGCCGTTGGATAATTTAGTTGAATGGGGTTAACATTTTGATTTATAAGATACATCGTGGAACCATTCACATTAGATATATATGCTTCTACTGTTAGGAAATTTTTATTTGTGAATGAGATGGCAGTATAATAAAGGCGAATACCTGATCCTGCTCCAACTGTTTTTACAACAATATCTGAAGGGGCAGATCTAAATATATTCCCGCTCTCATCCACGTATTTGAAGACTATACAAGCACTATAAGTTCCTGCTTGCAAGGTCCCTAGACCATCCACTACTATTTTGTTTATTAAGGGTCTATTTAAAAATCCTTGTTCTTGAATTTGTTTATTAGAATAATATCCTGCTACTGCTCCAGACATTATATTACTTTCTTGAGAAAATGTATTTATTCCTGATCCTGCATTTGGTGCTACGCTGAGTGTTGTTTTGTACTGCTTTATATTTGCATTTTTAATGAGGGAATCAAAGAAAATATCGGAAGCACTGTCCATTTGAGAAAATACGATATCTGCCATTGCAGGCGCAGTAAAGTATAGTTCATCATTTATTTGTTGAAGTTGGGATAAAGTGTTCAATTTTAAAAAGTATGGCGACGGTGTTAAAGATATCCCTATTTGATTTCCAAAAGTCTCTTCCTTTTCAAATTGAGATAGAATTGAAGACGGTAATATTCCATTCACTAGAGGTTCCAATTCTAGTAAATACGCCGTTCCTTTATAAGACGTTGTATTTCTTATAGTCATCAAAGCAATTGCATACTTTCCGTTAGACATTTCAATCAAATCAGATAATAACTTTCCAGAATATGAAAGGTATGCAAAAGATCCTACAACTGCTCCCGAGGTGTTTATATTTGAAGCGGTAATTTCAATAAATCCAGCAGTATTATTATACTCTGTTAGTAATAAGGAATTTGAACTTGAAGTCGCGATTGATGTTAAATTTAATACTTCAATCCCTCCTCCATAAGATGTGACTGTGTTATACTGTATGGTACTAGAGAGGTCGGCAGAGTATAAACCGTGATAAACTGTGCTTCCTTGGGCAAGAAACAGTTTCACATTTACTCCCTCTAAATTTATACAGTAGGGCATTACATTGGCTGCCGTTGCTTGAGATTTCTTTACATATGTGGGAGTACTTAATGAAGGAGTTATATATGCAATATAAGTAGTCGTTGTACTTGTATCTGCAAAGGCAATGTAAACTTTATCTGCTGTGGTTCTATATGCTAATCTAGTATCATTAAGTTTTGCCGTATTGTGGATGGATATTACAGACGACATTACTTTTGCAACTGGGTCGTAACAATATGCTTTTAGTGTCGTAAAAGAATTATCTGATCCGATGATTACATATATTCCATTACAGGCTTCTACTCTCATTGGTTGAAATGAGGCTGGAACTACCGTAGCATCTGGAGTATTTCCGTCGATAATAAGTTCTCTAATTGTACTTCCAGTTTTTCTATCTCTAATTATAAATTTTTTACCTAAATTTCTATTCAATCCTGCGTTCGTTCTATGAACATGTATAGATGTATCGCCTATTACCGCCATAGATGGCTCTGAATATGTATATGCATAATTTATTGAAGAATTTGGTGCGTCAATTATATTCGATTCGTTTTGACAAAATCTCCAAGATCCAATGTCTACAAGTTTATTATCAACTTCTGTTTTAGAGTAGAATTTATCTCCGTCAGATAACAACGTCGCATCTCCGCTATACGCGGCTAGCACGCCTGAACTTAGATTTCCCCCAGAGTATATCTCGTTAGACTCAAGACCATATCCTTCACGTTTTTGAAACCCGCCTGACTTTGTATAAACTGCATTTTGCACGTCAAGAAAATTTCCTTGATTAACATTAGGCACGTCTGTCTTAGTATCTAATCCGCCTTGCACTGATAGAGAAATAGTTCCTTTTTGTAGTGACATAATGCTCCTAAAAGACCCAGAGACTAACTGTCGTGGGAGTAGATGAGGCTAATGTGAAGGACAAATCTGTTGAGTTTGGTATATTGTCTGAAAATACGGCCTGAGCAGAAGAAGAAATTACCAAGTATCCAATTGGTTTTCTGCCCAGACCGTGAGAAATGCTCGTACTACCGCTTACTACCTGATTGCTAAGTATGCGCCCGTCTAAAATAGCCAAACGCAGGACTGGGGATAGACTTCTATCAACATTGTCCTGCATTTGATTAACAACACGATCATCCGTGTTTATTTTTTTAAACGGGTTTAACATATTTATTCCTTTAGTTTACCAAGTTCTTGTCCAGTCAAAGAATTGATTTTCAGCCTGAACGTCGCTTATCGTGTCCGACGCGCCTGCATCTCTATTCTGAGACATTTCAATAATTCTTGCTCTCATGTCAGACTTCATTTTTTCTAAGATAGTAACGTCTGACTCTTCTTTTAATCTCATTTTTATCGCAGCGTCTACCACGACATACTCTGAAAATGCATTTAAATCATTAAGGATATCTCCGTCTGCACTTAGAGTCTGCGCTAGAGGGACATACCATAACTGAATGCTATAAGATCCAGACGGGATTGGTGTAAAGACTATCTTATTTCCAACAAGTCTATAACGTAAAGCGGGCCCCCATATAAAGTTAAATGGTAGGTCCGAATTTCGATTGCGCTCATTGAAATTAAACGGTTTGAGCGTAAGATAACGTGTAGAAGCGCCTTGGTTTAACGCAAGGTCTACCCCTCTTAACTTGTAAAAATCAGCGGGCAAATCATACTGATCTTGATTGTCTACGATGGAGAATGTGTACTGCATTACGTTGTAATCAGAATCAGGTTGAGAAAGGAATAAATCGTGCAACTCAGCAATTGAACTGTTGATATACTGGTTCAATTCTGAGTCGGTCACGAAGTTTGAATTCTCCATGTCTGCTCGCTGTCTCGCTTGTGTTCTTAGCGAAGCCAGCGTGACTGTCATGGTCTACTCCATTTCTTCTGCAGGTTCTTCTTCTGCAAGATCAATGATTGAACGAAGGACTGCTGCAAGTCCTTGCACGTCCTTAGCCTCAATAGCCTGAAGAAGTTCCTCCGCTGCAGTTTCCATGTTATTTAAGGGAGCATCGGCCTGCTCTGCAGGCTCTTGCTCTGGTCCTTTCAACTTTTTCATTATAACCGTTAGGTCTGGTTTTTTTCGTCCACCTAGCATCATAATAATTACTCACTTTGTCCGTTAGGAGTTCTAGTAGAATTACGTAAGCAGATTTCAAGATGTAATTTAGATCCGTTATCTAGGTCAACAACAGTTCCAGTATCGTCAACGGCTTGCAAAACTATAGTGGGAGTTGCTTGATTGATCATAACATTTGGGTCCCCAACGATTTGCAAGGCTACTGCAGACGCGGCTGCGATTTCCTTTGCAGTTCCAGTTCCTGCGGGAGTTCCACTTGCTACTAGGACTTGACCTACCGCTGCAGTCTGTCCTGCGGGCAATCCGGCTTCGTGCCAGTCAGTAGTTCCGACGGCTGTGATTTCATAGACTGTACTTGCTACTAAAGAGGCTGATGCAACGTCTGCTCCAGTTTTTGGCGCAGTAGTTGAACTAGAAAGGCCTAAAAGTCTGTAATATGCGTCTTTTAAAGTAATTTGATATGTTCCCGTAGCAATCTTTTCCACATCTGCGATGCCTCCGCCTTCTACTTTAGTAACTGCGCCTGCAGCACCAATAGTAGCATGTGCTTCCAAGAATACCATAGATTGTTGTTTAGAGAATTGTTGAGAGTAAAAATACGTATTTGCCATGTTTTCCTTTTGCTTGGTATTTTTGCCTAGCGGAATTGCTAGGATTTTGTTCCAAGACTTATTATGTACGGCTTATATCACGTATGGCTATTTTTGTCAAGATTTATTGCGATTAGGCAAAAAAAAAACCCAGACCGATTAAGGCCTGGGCGAAAGGTAGGCGCGCTCTAGCGCCTCGTTTTGTTATAATTAGAAATGCATTATAACTCCTTTTAACCTAAGTTAATCTTAGGCTAATTTAATATTAACATTGAAGCCAGGTGCGTAACATGCCAATTGATGGTATGAAGTTACACGGGCTTGAACTCCGTCAGTACTTGAAGAACGCAACCATTTAGTTCCGTCAGTGTCGAACAAGCCTGGGCATTTACCCAAACTGTGCAACTTCCAAGTATTCATTTGGAGCATGAATGCTCGATCAGAAGGACAGTTTTGATCAGGAATAACCTTGATCGGTCCACGCGGTCCATTGATCACGATTGCTTGGAACATAATGTCCGCAGTCGGTTTAACATCTACGTAAACTACTTTAGAAGAAAGTGATTTCTCCAAGTTTGCATAGTTAGCATAAGACATAAAACAGTGATCAGGTCTCGCACCTTCTCGCGCTGCTAAAGTAGCGGCTTGGATAAGCGCTTCTTCGATAGGCATTGCAGATCCGTCTACGCGAATACCAGCCAAACGGTTAGTATCAACGGAACGGTCAACTCCAAAGAAGTTATCACCTGCAGTAGGAGCAGTAGAAGGAATCCATCCAAGAATACCTTTCATAGTTGTTCCATAAGAACCTTTTTGAAAGATGTAGTCGTTAGTTGCAGCAGTAGCAACTCCAGTAGAGATATTAGCATCTACTGTAAGAGTTCCTGCAGATCTGTCAACCGCTACAATTTGAAGTTGACCAGCCTTAACTGAACCAGTTCCGTCTGTAGCAGACAATTGAAGGATCATTCCTACTTCAAAATTAGTCACGCTCTCAACACTTGAAAGTGTAAGAGTAGTTGTAGCCAAAGAAGTATTGGCAACATTACCGATAGATCCGCCGCCTGTTCTGAACAAGTCAATAGCGATATGTCTAGCGCATGAATGCAACGCACCATCGATTTCTAAAGTAGCGGCCTCTAAGAAAGCGCCGCTATTGCCCTTCGAAGCAAGCAACACTTCGTTATCGACATTTGCGATGCTGTATCGCTTAACCCGAGTGATCAAGAAGGCTTTCA